GATTCAGTTACATATTGGGGAGCTGGCGGACGAAAAGCAAATGCCCCTCAATGGCTAATTACCATTATGACGAGCTAAAGGAGATTGCTATGCCAGCTGTAGTTGTTCAAGGTTCTGCATCAACTGGAGATCCATGTGGAGCTCCGCCAAGACCTCCATCTGCTTTTAGTGGAAACGTAAACGCTGGAGGAAAGCCAGTAGTAAGACAAGGTGATGCATATGCAGCTCATGCTTGTCCAAATTCTCCGCCTCATGGAGCTTCTGCTTCAGCGGGTTCTGGAACAGTAAGTGTAAACGGTAAACCAGCTCACAGAAATGGCGATGCTATTTCTTGTGGAAGTAGTGGAGCTAATGGTGTTGGTAGCGTAAACATCGGTGGATAAGGTATAAATAATAGCATGAGTACAGAAATTCTATCAGATCAAAATTTAGCTAAAGTTTCAGCGAAAGTTGTAGCCCGCGCAAAGCCATACACTGATTTAGATTTAAGATTTAAGGCGCATCCTAATTTTGGAGATGTTGTTCCATTAAGAGACATTGCCGCAATAAAAAATTCTATTAAATCTATATTATTAACAAGTAAAGGCGAAAGACCTTTCCAACCAAAATTTGGAACTAATATTACAAGCTATCTTTTTGAGCAACCAGATCCAATTACACTTTCTTTATTAGAAGATGAAATTGTAAGAGCTGTAACAAAGTATGAGCCTAGAGTTTCTATAACTGAAGTTAATGTTGAAGATAGAACCTACGAAAATGGATTATTCATTTCTGTATCTGTTATAGTATTAAACACTCAAGAAAATGTTGAAGTTGAATTATTTTTAGAGAGAACTCGATAAATGGCTACTAATATCAAAAATGTCACCGAATTAGATTTCGATCAGATTAAAACTAATCTAAAAGTATTTCTAAGTTCACAAGAAAAATTTAATGATTATGACTTTGATGGTGCTGGTCTGAATGTTCTTCTTGACATTCTTGCATATAATACACAATACAATGCTTTATTAGCACATATGAATACCAATGAATCTTTCTTAGATTCAGCTCAAATTAGAGCCAATGTTGTTTCTCACGCAAAAAGTATGGGTTATGTTCCAACATCTAATACTGCTGCCAAAGCTTATGTAGATGTTACAGTTACAGGAAACGCTACTTCTTCATCTACTTTACAAATTCCAAAAGGAACAACATTCTCTGGTCAACAAGGTGCAAATCAACTTTCATTTGTAACTAATAATTCTTTTGAAGCAGATAAAGATATTAATAATCAATATAAATTTACTAATGTTGAATTACTAGAAGGAAAATTATCAACCGTTTCTTATAGAGTTGATAATGCAATTGAATTACAAAAATTCAAAATTCCAGATCCAAATATCGATGTATCAACTATGATTGTTAGAGTTCGCGAATCTTTAACTTCTTCAGAATATGATACTTACACAAAATATACAAATATTAATGAAGCAACGTCTGAATCAAGAATCTATTTTGTTCAAGAAAATTCAGATGGACAATATGAATTTCATTTTGGTGATGGTAACTTAGGCGTATTACCATCAACAGGTAGAGTTGTAGATTTAACTTATCTTTCTACAAATGGAGCTGATGGAAATGGCGCTAGTTCATTTACTATAAATGGAGCAATTGGTGGGTTTGCTTCTATTGCTGTAACTAATAGCTCGGGATTTACTAGAACAGCAACTGGAACAAATAAAGAATCTATTGATTCTATTCGTTATAATGCTCCAAAATTATTTGCAGCTCAAAATAGAGCTGTTACTTCTTCAGATTATAGAGCTATTTTACTTTCAAATTATGAGTTTATTCAAGATATTTCAGTTTGGGGCGGTGAAGTAAACGATCCTCCGGTTTATGGTAAGGTATTTATTTCTATAAAACCAAAAGATGCAGATTTCTTGTCAACATCTACAAAAGCTGCTGTTGTTAGTTTTTTAAATACAAAAAATGTTGGTTCAATTACAACCGATATTCTTGATCCAGATTACACATTAATCACAATAGATGCTTTATTTAAGTATGATCCAAATTTAACTTCTAGAACTAAAACTCAATTAGAATCAGCAGTAAGAGAAACTATTTCAAACTATAATAATACTTATTTAGAAAAGTTTGATGGAGTACTTAGAAGCTCTCAATTGCTTACTGCTATTGATAATACTGATCAGGGTATTTTGAATTCAGTCTTAAGACTTAAAATGCATAAACATGTAGAACCTATTGTTGGAACTCCTACAAGTTATGATTTGCAATTTTCTTCTGCAATTTATGAATCTGATTCAGATGAACAAGTAATTTCTACAAATACATTTGTTATTAATGGAATAGAATGTAAAGGTGGCGATTTACCAATTCCTGGCGATTTTCCTAATCGAGAAGTTGTGATTCGCTCAGCCTCTACAAATGAAATACTTTATAGAGATGCCGGAATCGTTTACCCTAGATCTGGTAGAATTGTAATGAATGAATTAACAGTAGAATCTTCTAATACAATTTTAGTATTTTGTTCTCCTGATTCAAATGATATTGCGCCAAAATTTAATCAATTAGTAAAAATTGAATTAGATGAAACTCCTGGTGTTAAAGTCACTGGTGAGGAAGATTTAATTGCAACACTTGGATCTACAGCTGCAGCCGAATATAAAACATTCCCAAGACATGGTAATGGAATATAATAAATGACCGATAGTTCTAATACAGAAACCTCAAGAGTAGATAGTCTTATTCCTCAGCAGCTATTGAATGATGCTGAGGCTCTTGTAGAGTTTTTAAAAGAATATTATAAATTTCTAAATACTAAAGATACTGGTCCTTCTAATATAATTAACACTAATTTATATAATCAGGACTTAGATAAAGTTGTAGATTCTTTTATTGATTTGGCAACGAAAGAACTTGGTGATGGATTTGTTCGCAATTTTACCGCAAATAAAAAATTATTATATAAGCATGTTCAAGAATTATATCAATCTAAAGGTTCTTTAGATTCTATAAAAACACTATTTAGAATTTTATTTGGCGTAGAAATAGAAATATCTTTACCTAAAGATCAAATTTTAGTTGCTTCTGATGGTAGGTGGAATCAGCAAAACGTAATTTTTGTTGATGTTTCTACAGGCAATCCTTTTAATGCAGTAAACGAATTTATTTCTGTTGTTAATACAGATGGTTCTACTGTTGAATTAGAAATCCAAAGAGTTCGTAGAACTGCTGTTGGTAACATCTATGAAATTACAGTTACAAAATCTTTTATTGGTATTATACGAGTAAATGCTGTAATTACTGACGAAAAATTTACTGGAACATTAGTAAATGCATTAGGTCAATATACTATTGAATATGCCGGCCAAAATTTTAAAGTCGGGCAAATTTTAAATATTACAAATGGTCAGCAAGATTCTTCTGAAACAAAAGTAAAAGTTACTGAAGTAGATTCTAATGGTGGTATCCTTTCTTTCGAATTTTTAGAATTTGGCGTTGGTTATATTGGAGATTTTGTTTCATATGTAATTCCAAGAGGATTTGACTCTAACTTTAGTACTGCTCTTGAAGATGCAGACTACGTTGGTAGAATATATGATAAAGCTAAAACTGTTGAAGGTGGTATGATCGAAATTGATCCATATTCACTTGGCTATTTTGGTGAAGAATATTTAACAGGTCAAAGAGTATTTGGATCTTATGGCTCAATTTATGCTTCTGATGAAGTTGATATTGAAAATATTGAAGATGAAGAAGAAGCATTGGCGGGGGTTGAAGAAAACTATCCAACAAGAGCTATTATTAGATTTACAAATACGTCTCTTTCTAGATATGCTGGATTGTATTCTACAAATAATGGCTTCTTGTCTGATGCTATTTACTTACAAGATAATAGATATTATCAAAAATTCTCATATGTTATTCGTTCTTCTGAGCAATACGATTCTTATAAAAATATTGTTCGTAAAACAGTACACCCAACTGGATTTGAATTCTTTGGTCAATACGAAATTAATAATACATTTGATGTTTCTACAGCGCTTCAAGCTCTGGAAAGATTTTATCGTGAGCGCTTAAATGACGCGATTGATACATCTGACTTGGCTGTTAAGCTTGTTCAGAAACCTATTGAAGATGAAGTACTTACTTCTCAAGCATACTCTTCACTATTACAGAAAAATCTTGAAGACACAACTACAAACACTGACGACTATTCAAGTGAATTTGGAAAGAATGTTTTAGATACGCAAACAACCTCAGATGCAATTCAAGACATTGCATTTACAAAAGGTTTAAGTGATACAACGACATCTCCTGAATCGGTTTCAAGAGCATCAACAAAACTATTAACTGATACTACAACAGCTACAGAATCTCATGGAATTGAATTTAGTACATCATTTGCAGATACTACAACAGCTACAGATTCTACTCAAATATTATCAAATCCGAATGTTATAAGTGATATTGAAGTAATATCCGATAACATTTCAGATATTGCATTTACAAAAAGCGAAACAGATACCGTGTCTGCAACTGAATCGATAGATATTCAGACCGGAACTAATCTTTCAGATAGTATAAATACTAATGAAAGCGGAACTATTAACTTTAACCCATATTCGGTAGGATATTTTGCACAAGATTATACCGAAGGCCTATCATCGTTCTAAGGAGACTAATAAATGAACACGAACGAAGTTTTACACCCAAAAGGTGAAGTTTCGATCCAAGTATTTGACAAGGATGGAAAACTTAAAGAAAAAACTGTAATCCCTAACCTAGTTGTTCAAGCAGGGAGAGATTTCATTGCATCACGCATAGAAGGCGTAACTGATGCTGTTATGTCGCATATGGCAGTTGGCACAGATAATACTGCAGCTGCAAATGGAGATACTACACTCGGCGCTGAAGTAGGACGTGTAGCATTAGATTCAACTGGTGTTTCAAACAATATCGTTACTTATACTGCGACATTCCCTGCAGGTACTGGTACTGGTGCATTGACTGAAGCTGGCGTATTTAATGACGCCTCAGCAGGTGACATGCTTTGCCGCACAACTTTTTCTGTAGTTAACAAAGCTGCAGCTGACTCAATGATTATCACTTGGGCAATTACAATTTCATAATTTGAGAGAAACTAAATGACTGCAGTCATCGCACAAACATTTCATTCAAGTTTAGCTAGTTCTGTTTATGAAGAAATTCAAAACAGAACTAGCTTATACCATTATTTTGCTGGTAAAATACTTGAATGGTCTGATGAAACATTACCACCGACGCCATTAACAAATGGATCGTATGAAAATGACGTAAGAAACAATATTGTTCTTACAAAACAAGTTCAATTAAATGATGTTTCACTTTCAGTAAGAAGAATTAATTGGGTTCTTAATACCGCATATGATATGTACGATGATGATATTTCTACTGATAATCCAGGAGTTACTGGAGCAGAAAGTTTAGAAGATGCAAATTTTTATGTTTTAAACTCAGAATATAGAATTTATAAATGTATCTTTAATAACAGTGGCGAAGAATCGACAATAGAACCAACCGGGACTAGTACTTCTTATATTGAAACCGAAGACGGTTATGTTTGGAAGTTTATGGGAACTCTTCCCCTTAGTCTCCAAAATAAGTTTTTGACTTCTGCATTCATGCCCGTAACGAAGTCTGTGAAAAACCAGTATTATTCTGGTGGTTCTATTATTGGCTATAATATTTTAGATGGTGGTTCAGATTATGTAGATGGCGAAGCTTATGCTGTTGTAAATGGTGATGGTACAGGTGGATATTCAAATCAATTTTATGACACAGAATATAATGTAACTGTTTCTTCTGGAATAAATGATTTTGGTTTTGGTAATAAATTTTACATAAATAATACTTTAAATAAAAGTTTACAAATATTTGAAAATGTTAATTACATATTTGACGTTTCAGACTCATCAAATACTGGTCACATATTAAAATTTTCTTCTACTGAAAATGGAACACATAATGGTGGAACTGAAATAACTACTGGTATTACTAGATCTGGTACTCCTGGAAACAATAATGCAAAAGTGTATGTAAATATTCCAGAAACAAATTCTAATTCTATAATTTATTATTATGATGAAACCGATTCAGGCGTCGGAGGGCTGATTAATATTTCTGAAAATATTCCACAAAATCAACCTCAAATAGATTTAATTATTGAAGCCAGTGTAATTACTGCATTGCGTATTTTAGATCCAGGATATGGATATACCGACGCACAATTAGTTGTTGAAACTGGGCCCAGTGATACTGGATCTGGAGCAAATATTACTCTTAATTTATCAAGCGGTGATCTAAATACTCAGCAAGCAAACGTTGAGTTATTAGCAACTCCTGGTGCATTAAGTTGGATTAATATTGATAACGCTGGATCCGGATATACAAATCCAGTAGTTACAATTACTGGTGATGGAACCGGCGCAGAAGCAACAGCATCATTAAATGCTAATGGAGAAATAGAATCTATTTTAATTACAAATTATGGTTCTGGATATTCTTACGCTAATGTAGAAGTAACTGGTGGAGCTGGTACAAGTGCAGTTCTTAGAGCTATTATGTCTCCAAAAGGTGGACATGGTTCAAATATGCCTAATGAATTATGTGCTAACATTGTTTCATTCTATGGTGCTTTTGAACAAGAAGAAATTGATGGATTTGAAATTTCTAATGATTATCGTCAAATTGGAATCATTAAAGATATTGCAGAATATGGCGAACTAATTAAGAGATATAATGATAATGTTGGAACATCATTATGGAAATTAGAAGGTATTATTGATCCAGCTAATTTTCCAATTGATTCAGAAATTTCTAATACATTTGCAACTAAAGTATTAAAAGTAGCTGCTGTCAAAACTAATGAAATGTTAGTTCAATCATTAAATGGAAGTGTTCCTACAATTGCGGACACATACCAATTAAATGGAAATTCTTTTTCAGTAACATCTGTTACAAATCCAACAATTAATAAATTTTCGGGCGAAATGCTTTACATTGATAATAAGCTAGCATTTACTCCATCAGATGAGCAATTCGTTGTAGTTAGATCTTTTATCAGATTTTAACTTATAAATAATATTAATAGAAATTTAGCTAGAGTGCGATAAAAATGACAATTAACTTTAATTCAGATCCGTACTATGATGATTATAGTGAGCTAAAAGACTTTTACAGAATTCTGTTTAGACCAGGATTTGCTGTACAAGCAAGAGAGCTTACACAAATTCAAACCATATTACAAAACCAAGTAAGTCGTATTGGTGACCATTTTTTCAAAAATGGTTCTCAAATTATTCCTGGATCAGTAAATGTTGATAATGAAGTCCATTTTGCTAAATTAAATACTACTCAGAATTCTATTGAAGTTAGCACATATTTAACTCAATTTCAAAATAAAATTATTACTGGAGCAACATCTGGAGTCACAGCTGTCGTATTAGATTCCTCAGAATGTGGATGTGTCATTGACGATGCTATTCCAACTCTATATTTTAAATATGAATCAACAGCAGCTGATGGTGAAACAAAAAGATTTACTCCTGGAGAAGAATTAATTGCTTATGCTGTAGATAATACTACTGCTAAGAATTATAGACTTACTACTGATCAAACGTCAAATTTAACAGTAACAATTTCTGCTCCAGTTGGAAATACAACTTATACTAATAACGCAGAAACTGATGTTATTGGTAAAGGTTTTGTTGTAGAAGTAAAAGAAGGCATTTACTATATTGATGGTCTTTTTGTTCGTAACGATGAGTTACACCTTTACATTGGACGTTTTTCGAATAATCCAACAGCTCGCGTTGGATTTAAAGTAGTAGAACAAGCAATTGTCCCAGAAGTAGATACAACTTTACTAGATCCTGCTCAAGGTTCATATAACTACACCGCGCCGGGTGCTCATAGATATAAAGTATCTTTAGAGCTTACAGAACTAACCGAAGAATCTAGTGGTTCAGATAATATTAAATTTATTGAACTTATTCGTATTAAAAATGGTGAAGTTCAACATAAAATTACAAAAACACAATATGCAGAATTAGAAAAAACATTAGCTCGTCGTACAAACGATTTAGCAGGTTCTTATGAAGTAAATAAATTTAAATTATCAAAGAGAGAGCATTTAGATAATGGTTCTAACTTTGGAGTATATCCGGCTCCAGATGGAGATGTAGATAAACTTGCTGTAGCCGTAGATCCTGGTAAAGCATATGTAGAAGGTTATGAAGTTGAAGCTACTGCAACGACATTCTTAGATATAAATAAATCGCGTGGAACAACTCACATTGATAGATTAGCAGATCAACCTGTTGGAACTTCAATTGGTAATTATATTATTATTGATAATGTAAAGGGTGGATATGCTAACATTGAAAACTTTGAAACTGTAGATCTTGTTTCTCATTATACATCTTTAGGTTCTAATAATCTTTCAGCAACTGATGCTCAAAAGGTTGGAACAGCTAGAGTAAAATCTTTTGAATGGCATTCTGGAGATTATGGATCTAATCCACAATATAAAGTAGGCTTATTTGATATTCAATTGAGACCTGGAAGATCGTTTACAGATGAAGTTAAAGGTATTCGTCGCCAAACAGCTGGACTAGGTGGAACAACTGCATTTGGTGGTAATATTGTTCCAGATCAAGATACAGGATATATTACAGGTACCGCAACTAATGACCCTACATTTACTGGAAGTGGTACTACATCTATTTCTGGTACTGGTACACTTTTCTTAGGTGAAGTAGATATTAATGATGTATTAGTTATTGATGGAGAAGTAGTAGGAACAGTAGCAGCTGTTGATGCCAATAATGATATTCTTGTAAACAATCCATCTTCTAATGCATTAGAAGGAAGAGTTCAAGTATTAAAAGCAGTGCTTAATGATCCTGAATATCCAAATTTATTATTCCCTGTTGGTTACCAATTTGTGCAAACTTTAAATGAAGAAGATGGTACAAGGCAAGCTACTCTTAGTGTAAGAAGATCTATTACAGAAACTACAGATGGTGGTGGAACTTGGTCTCATACTCTTACTAATCCAAGTGAAACATATCTTTCAGATCAAAATTTACAAAACTATTCTTTATTTAATGAAGCTTCTGGTGCGGTTATTGATATTGATTCAGGAGATATTTCTTTTGATTCTGATGCAAATCGTAAAACTGTTTATATTTCTGGACTTTCAAACTCAACAGCGTATACGTTAATTACAACTGTTAGACAAACTGATACACAGGGCGCTGAAAGAACTAAAACGTTAACAACTGGGTACGATCAAGAAATTACTGGAAAGAAAACAGTAACGGCCGAAAGAATTACTTTAGATAAAGCTGATGTGTTAAGAATTACAGATATTAGAGTAACTCCTGGAGATTACGATACTTATAACTCTTCAAATTCTATTTCCATTTTAGATAATTATACACTAAATAATGGCCAAAAACCAACTCATTATGAAGCGGCCTCTCTTGTATTAAAATCTGGAAGAAAAGTTCCTTCTGGAGCTTTACAAGTGACAATGGATTATTTTGCTCATGGTGCAACTGGTAATTATTTCTCAGTTGATTCATATACACGGCCAGATAACCCATCAGTTGGTATTGATTATGAAAATATTCCATCTACTGTTTTAGAAAATGGTGAAACTATTCGTTTGTCAGATGTATTAGATTTTAGACCAATTTTAGGTGGTACTAATACGGTATTAAATGAACTTCCGGCAATTGGAACAGATTTAGAAACGTCAATAGCTTATTATTTAGCAAGAGTAGATAAAATTGTTTTAAGTTCTACTGGTGAATTTAAAGTTATTGAAGGTGTTCCTGCACTAAATCCAAAAGAGCCAAATGATCCAAAAAGCGGCATGGTGTTAGCAACAATTTATGTTCCTCCATATACATTAGATGTTGCAGATACAAAACTTCTACAACGGGATAATCGCCGTTATACTATGAAAGAGCTTGGTAAATTAGAACGCCGTTTGTCTTCTATGGAAGAATACGTTGCATTAGATAAATTAGAAAAATTAACTGCAGATCTGCAAATTATCGATCCAGAAACTGGAATTGATAAATTTAAAAATGGTTTTATTACTGATCAATTCGGCGGCCATTCTCTTGGTGACGTAAAAAATTCTGATTATAGAGTTTCTGTTGATAAACAAAATAAATTATTACGCCCAATGCACTTTACAACATCATTAGATATTTTAGAGGATGTTTCTTCTCAAGCTGAAAGAGAAGCAGCTAGCTGGCAAAAAACCGGTGATGTAATTTCTTTACCATTTACCGAAACATCGATGATTTATAATCCGTATGCTTCACGCACTATTGATGTTAACCCATATAAGATTGGTGCTTTTAAGGGTGAAAT